TACGGTACTGGGTACAACTTCCAGAGACGTATTCCGCCGAGACGCTGAAGGGATGGGCCGAACGATCATTGGAAGAACATAAGCAGTTACTGGCCGATTACGAGCAAACAAGCGAGAAACATGCCGACTTTAGTCGAAGCTTAAAAGTGTATCTGGCAGCCGTCGCCGCCTCGGAAGGCAATACAACGGAGGCTAAATATTTTATCAACCTTATAAATAAAGCTGAAAAAAGCACCTCTTTAGGGTGCATACGCCAATGGCTTATCGATCACGATTCAGTCAGCGTCAAGGAGGTTAAAAGAGCCGCAGGGAAAGCGCACATCGTTTGCGCTAGAGCCGAAGCTAGGGGCAACGCCGAAAAAGAAAGGCTTATTAAGTTAGCCTGCCAGTATGTTTATCAGGCCGCTTTATTTAAAGATATGTCCGAAACCTTTATTAAACGTTTGGGCGACGCGGATCCGATGTCACTAAAGGAGAAGTTTATCCGAGACCTGTTTGAAGAGTCGTCCCCATCGTTAGGGTTTAGAGAGCATATGGTTCAGTGGATGGACCAGCTCGATGCTTAACGTCATCCAATCACTCGTGATTGTATTCCTCGTCACGATAATGCTGGTGGGGGATACGTTCGTCTTTGGTCACCAATCCGATTTACTGGATTGGAACATTTGTATAGCGGCGGAAACTAGGTGAACCACTTTGCGCACCAAAACGAAAGAATCATCGTTTGGATGGAAGAGGGTCCGATGGCAAAAAACGCCGATTTATTACAAAGCGCCCTCCTGGTTTTTCAACCCGAAGAACAAAATATAGAGACCGTCAAAAATGAAATCGGCGAAATTCTTTTTTCAATATGTGTGCAAGCCCGGCTCCAAAATATAAATGCGGAAGAGTGCTTAATGCGTACAGTTGATAAGATGATTGTAAAACAGCCCACCCACCCGCCGCAGGATGAGGGTCAAGGGGAACCCCGAGGAGAGGCGGTAGGTGAGTGAGCCTAGAGGGAGTATACGCCGTTAGAGGGGCACAGGGAAGACTACACCCGGACAACGGGCATCCAGCCGGAATAATGAAACCAAGTAACTAACGAGGTACACAATGGAACAATCACTGGCAGACCTGTTCGCAGAAGAAGAAGCCCGCATGCGAGCCGAAGATATAGCTGAACAAATAGCCTTTAACGCACTACCACAAATACAACGCGACGCAATCAAAAATGAAAGGGAGACCAGAACCGCAGCAGAACGACATCCTAGCCGGTGCGTATATACAGACGAGGAAGAAGACGAGGAGGAGTGAGGACGGTTCAAATACCACCGATCGCGGCCCGGGGGTCAGAATAGAGGGTTCAAATAGGGGCGCTCGCGGACCACGGGGATGCTGCAAACGGGGGTACTGCTTATATAGAGCTGAAAATAAAAAAAAGAAAAAAAATATTATAATTACCCGTAACTGATGTAACCATGTAACTTTAGTGAAACTATGTATATACAGTACCGTTCTCCTCGGTAACATAAACTTTTAGTAAAGTTACACGTTACATAAGTATTGGTGATATTAGATCCAAAAGTGCGTTAAAGGGCCTAAATTTCTTTTTTATAAAAAAATATTTCTGAGTTCTATATAGACATAAGGGCCGTTTGAGATTACCATATAACGCTAAATAACAAGGGTATTATTATGGCTACACCACGAATCCGAAAACCACGACCAAGTTTACCTAAAACCATGCCAGCAAAAAAAACACGAGGTAGGCCTAAAGTAACCGCCGCGCAACCGTTAACCCGGAAGCAGGAACTCTTTGTTAAAGAATTAGTTTCCAAAGATGGCCAGATTACTATGCGAGAAGCGGCTATTAATGCGGGCTATCCTGTCGGGTCGGCGCATAGCCGGGCTTATGAGCTGACTAACCACCATATCTCGCCGCATGTTGTGCGAGCTATACGCTCCTATAGGCAGGAGCTGGACGAAAAATATGGCGTGACGTACCAGCGGCATTTGAGAGATTTGCAGGACATTAGAGATAAAGCATTAACTAATGGTGCTTTTTCTGCTGCGGTACAGGCAGAGTATCGCCGGGGTCAAGCTCAAGGCGACATTTATGTTAGCAAATCGGAAATTAGAACCGGCAGCATCGATCAAATGAGCAAAGAAGATGTTGTCAAAGCACTAAAGGATATTAAACAACAATATGCGCCCATCACTATTGACATTACTCCCGACGGAGAAAGCAACTCCGCAAATCGTTCAAAAGCGCGAGGCCGACTTGTGGCAAATGATGAAATCGGCACTGACGCAGAGTTTGAGGACTTGGACTCCGACTAGGCTTGAAACTTGGGCAATGCCCGGTGTACCCGATGTCTTACTCTGTGATGACAAAGGGCGGTTTCATTTTATTGAATTAAAGGTCACAAGCCGACAGGCCGTTGATCTGCGACCGCATCAAGTCGCGTGGCTAACTAAGCATCGAGAATCTAGCTGTTGGGTACTTACGCTGAAGATAAAGGCTAAGACCCGGCCTCAAAAGATTTACCTGCACCACGGCAGGGACGCGATGGATTTAAAGATGTCGGGCTTGAAGACCCCTTATGTATACAATGCCGAAGGGGTCATTGATTGGGAGGCGATATTAAACTTGATATCTCCTATATAATCGCATACCATTAAAAGCTAAATAACAAGGGCCAGAAATGAAAACTAGACTACACGTTAATCAACATAATATTAAAGCTAACAGCAAGGGCGCGAATATGCCTGTACTGACTGTGAAAGATTATAAGCGTAACCGGAAATGCAATGGGGCCATTATCAAAGATGATCATGGCGTAGTAGTTGCGGAGCTAATATACCGTCCGGACAAGCCGTTGTCCTGCGGGGCGAAGGTATGGCTTGAAACGGATTTGGTTGTCGAAACAGGGGGAATGTAGGATGTTCCTCATCAATCTGATCATACGCATTTTGTACGGTGCCGAGGCGGTTGAAGAGTTTAACAATCCCAAACGCCCATCACCTCGGAAGACCGCGAGAAAAACACGGCGGCGTAAGTAATGATTCAAACACTAGTGGACGTATTGAGCGGGGTCTTTCTGTTGGTCCTGACCGTCTTTGTAGCACTGGTCTTCTTGGCCTTGACAGGGACTTAAGTTAACGGTAGTATTAGTGGCTCTTCACATAACCAAGGGCAAAAACATGTTAGTAACTATAGTTGGCCAGAAAAGAAAGGACGGTAAATATAAGGTTCAAACGGCTTTTAAAGGCGAGGCGAATATGTTCGGGGGTTTTTACCCGACTAAGTTTTACAACACGCTAAAAACTCCTTCGGAGGTGCATGCTTTGCTGGACCAGTGCGCTCCCGAGGAGACTTACAATACAGAAGACTTTTTAGCGCGGGAGGTATTAAAATGATCTTGACTAAACCCCAAAGAAAATCGATCAAGCGTAAGTTTGACCAGAGTCCGGATGGTGCTACCAGCTATCGACACTTCCGCCGGAGGATACAACCGAGCTTAACAGGTGATTGCGCACTGATGCCGTGGCGGAGCATGTGGCTCGGTATTGAACCAGACGGCTATACGCACTCTTAACCTTCAGGCCTCTTAAGTGAGGCCTTTTTTATGGGCTTGACAGTAACTCTGGTTAACTGATAAAGTGTCCGCTCTTAACACAACAACAAGGGCAAAAATATGAATGCATTAAACACTCTTAACCTTAGACCGTCGGACATCGTGCTTGATAAGCTTATTAATCCCGGCAAAGCGAAGGATTTTAAAAATGCGAGGGCTATCGATATGAGGGAAGCCTGTGGCATCATCCCTGACTTTTTTGCGGAAGCTTGCTTGCAGCTTGAATATGATGACAGTACAGAGCTTAACCTCGACAATATCGCAGCAGCGATGGATAAAATATACCAGTTTGGGGGATTTCAATTTGAAATGAAAGGGACTGTATCGGATGACGGTAGCTACATCAGCAGCTATGAGGAAGATTATGACATGCCTGCAATCTGTCGTTTTGGCTATGAAGGCCGCTACCTTTTGTATGTCTATGACTCCGCGATCACAGCACTTGTTGATAATGTGACCGGGGTCTCTAAAATTGGGAGGTTCGATTAAAATGAAAACTTATAGGATAATGGGAGTTCAGGAGGAGGGCAGCGAAGTCTGTCTAGGAAGCGGTCTTTCCGAATATTCGGCTTATAAAAAAATGGAAGAGGCCCGGGAAATTCACGAGGAATACAGAGGGTTTTCGGTGGAATTGGAGCAAAATTATCGAGAAGAGTATTTTGGGGATTTATGGTAATAAAATATAGCACTTTTTAAATTTCAAGCCGCCGATTGAGCGGCTTTTTTTTTGGGGCTATACAATAAGGTCTATTAACTGTATTATTAAGACTCTTAACAACAAGGGAAAAAAATCATGCAAAATACTAACCGCAATAGAGGAATTACAAATATGAAAGCCAGTGAAATGAAAAGCATTAGATACGGACGCGAAAACCTTGTCGGATTTCTTCACATTTCAGACATTATTAAAATAAACGATTTGTTTGATGGTCAGTATGACGTTAAGGAAGCATCGTTTTTTGGAATTTGTGATGCGGCTATCGCGCTTTATAATAATAAAAGTGTTAGCAAAAAAGATGTATCAGCTATTTTTGAAATCCTAAAATTACAAAATACTAGCTTTAGAATTGAGAGCCACCGTTACGAAGTGGGGTCTATTTTCGAGTATAGCGTAGAATATAAAGCGTACTTTTTCAGTCATAAAGGGAATTACAGGGATTTCAACGCTTTAAATAAATTATTATAGCTTAAAATAAAAAGGCCCGAAATTATCGGGCCTTGGCTGCTTGTTCAGCAGTTCCTTCCTAATGGCTATACAATAAGGTCTATTAACTGTATTATTAAGACTCTTAACAACAAGGGAAAAAAATCATGCTAAAAACTGTGGAACATTCAGGTGCAAAAAAAACGCGAGGGATTGCTGTAACATATCGGGCGGGCTCCGGCGAAAAATATGCGACTTGTCCGAAAACTTGCGAGCTTAACTGTTCCGGCAAAGGGTCCGAAAAAATTGATTCGGACTATCTAAAAGCATTACTTCGAGCGGTCCCAAAAAAAGGCGTCGCTTTTACTTATTCGCACTTCCATTGGTCAAACTGGCATATGAGAACGGCCGGTCAAACCGTCATTAATTACAGCGCTCAAGATCTGGCACTTGCGGCGGTCGCGTCGTTGTCGGGTCCAACGGTTGTGATTATGTCCGAGTCAGACTGGCATAATGGCAAGCTAGCAAGCGCTCCCCTCCCAACTGTCGCTCCCCTTTCCCGAGCTGTTCCGGTCGTTCGATGCCCGGCTGAATATCGCGAGGGCTTTAGCTGTTCCGATTGCGGAAACGGTTTACCGCTTTGCGCCCGACAATATCGCAATTATATTATAGGGTTCACCGCTCATGGCTCCGGCAAAAAGAAAGCGGCCTCGCCGGATGTTAAAGGCGGATGTTATGCTGACGGAGGCCATGTTCGACTGCATTGGGATATCACGAGCAATGCCTACCAGCCCAATGAAACGGACGGACAAAAATTGCGCCGCTTTGCGCGTTCGCTAGCGCCGCGGTCAATCCTCCGTCACCACGTCGCAGGGGATATTGGCCAAGAATAGCTTGCCTCCCATTCCCTACTACTGGCCGCCGATTGTGCGGCCTTTTTTTGCATGCATTAAAAGCGTG